GAATCATGACCCCATAATACAACGGGATTCTTGCGGTAATTCTTTAATTTCCAGCCATTCGACCTTAAAATATCACCTTCTCTGTCAGTAGTTTCCGTTGAAGCAATCGCCGTGAACGCCCGCTCTCGTTCGCTGAAATCCTTCAATTCGCAATCATACATCTTGAGTATCGGTTGCATTCTTTCATCCTCCCCTGTCGATAAATTTATAAGCCTATTCCCTTCCGGCAGTAATTCTTGCGCCCAGTCTTTTCTTCTCATGTTTCCCTATAATAAAAAAAGCCCCAGTATGCAGAAACTCGGCGGAGGCTCTGCACAACTGGGGCTTAACTTATTTAATACCCGTTATTTAATTTTTCATGCTTTCCAGCTTCAAGCTTTTCTCCTCAATAATATGCGTAACTTTCCCGCTCTGAAATATAATTATTGCTTTTCCGTAAAATTGAGCGTCAATCTTTTTCATCAAATAATTTACTATTCTTTTTTTAGCTTCTTCATCAGCAATCATCTTTATACCTTTTTATTTATAAATTCTAAAACCTCGGATGCATACAACCCTTTTGATGTGTTATACCCGAGCACTCTCAATGCCTCAAAAATATATGAAGGATAATGCTCCCCCGTTTT